CACAAATTGGCTACTATTCGCACTAACGGCTTCAAGTAATTTTTGCGCCCCTTTTAAATCGGGGCCGGTGGCCATTTGTACCGACATAATTAATGGGTTTTTGATGAGCTGCTGTTGCAAAATATTTTGTATTTGCTGCATATTTCGCTCAGCAAGCTGTTCATCAAACCCTAACTCTATGTGTTTTAAAAACTCGGCTTTTGATACCAGGCTATCAATTGAATCTTCGGCCTGTTTTAACTTCTCACCTTCTTTTTCAACCTGCTTACTGGCAGCGTCATTCGCTAATTTCTCAGCTTGTTGCGCAAGCCCCGACAGCACAATATCGGCCTCAGTGCCGTTATCACGCATCGTACGGATCATATCCGCAAGGCCGCGCGCACCGTCTATAGCGCCATCATAGTCACCTTCTTTTAAAAGCTTTCTAGCGTTGGTGAGAGTAGTTGCAAAGTCTAAAATATCCGGCTCATCGGTTTCAGATTTTGCGCCTTGGTTTATTTCTCGAACGAAGTTAGCAAACTCTTTGGCAATATCAATTTGCTGTTCTTGTGCTCGTTTTAGGCCTTCTAGGTGTTTTTTATAGGCCGTTAACTGCTTCGCTAATTCAGTTTCAACAACCTTTGTTTCTGCTTCCTTTGCGTTTTTAAGTTTTAAGGCAAAATCAGCGTGTTGCTTCGCGGCTTCTTTTAGTGCTGATTGCGCTTTGTTATCTATTTTTTTGTTCGCTTCTTCACGAATTTTCTGCTGTGCTTTTTTTATTTCTTCGGCTGATTTTTTTACACCGTCAGCCGCGTCATTTGCTGCATCATCAACAGCTAAATACTTACTGATTATCGCATCAAGAACGAGTGTTAACCCAAGTGTTACGGTAGCCTTTAGTAGCTTTGTTGCTTTAGCAGCGGCTGTGGTTCCTGCTGCAACCAAAAACATGGCTTTAGCCCATGCCAGTATTTTGGTGACAATAAGCACCTCAATAAGCAGCTTTATTTCGTCACTAAGGCCAACGACCAGCGATACAAATGAGCCAATGGCTTTAACAGTGCCGATAACAGCCTCACTAACCTCTTGTGCGTACTGCTGAAGCTCGCCCGATTCTGCTAAGCGTTCAACTTCTTCCAGTAGCTCAGTGAGTTCTTGTTTAAAGAAATCCAGTGAACCGCTTTGCGCAATGGTATCTAAAAACTTTTGCCACTCCACTTGGGCGTTTGAAACCAAGCCGTTCCATGTTTTAACCTGATCTAGCGCAGCACCTTTAACGCCCTTACCCATTTCCTCTACTAATTGAGCAATAACATTACGGCCTAACTTCCCTTGCTCAGATAGTTTTTGAAGCTCTAGCGCGTTTTTACCCGTTGCTTTTGCCAGCAAATCCCACACAGGCACACCACGCTCAACCAGCTGTAGAATTTCTTCGCCTTGCAGCTTTTGTTTTGCCCAGGCTTGGCCCACCGCTAAAATAATACCATTCAGTTTTTCTTGGCCACCGCCTAATGCGGCGGCTTGGTCGGCAATGGCCTGATAGGTCCCGTCAATAGGGTCTAAGCCAAAAGCTTTAAGCTTAACAAATCCCTTGGTTACATCTTCAAGGCCAAAGGGGGTTTCTTTAACGAAGGTATTAATCCACTCAAACGCCTTTTCGCCTGCTTCGGAGCTGCCGGTTAAGGTGTCCAACTGAACTCGTAATGCTTCAAAGTTACCGCCCGTTTTGAGCAGCGTTTGAAGCAACCTAACAGAGTTTGTAACTGTTAAATAAGCTGCTCCAAGGGCTATAACCTTATTCGCTAATAATGACGTAGAGGCCGCTGTCTTCTTATTTGCATCTGCTGTTAACGCCGTCTGTACTGACAACCTTTTTTCAGCTGCGCTGGCTTTTTTACTTGCTGCTACGCTGCTTAATTTACTTCTATTTAGCTGTTTAACCGCAAACGAAGCTTTACCGGACTCTATATTTAGCTCACCAACCTCTTTGCTAAGTTTATCAATCGCTGCGGAGGCTGGTTTGGCGCCTTTTTCTATTGCGAATGACGAGTCTACAAACAATACTCTTGCGTTTCTGACACCTTTTTCAAATTGCTCAGCATTAATTTTCAGCGCAATTTCAACCACATTATCGTCAGCCATACACTCCTCTGTTGCTATTTAGCGTTTGTCTCTACAATTTCATCAATGCATGACTGGTAGAACCGCCACGGGTAATTCCACACGTCCACATGGCCTTGCCTTATGAGGGCGGCGCAGGTTCTGTCGAGCTGCTGGCTAGCTGATCGAGCGCCGCGCTTCCCGCTAGTTTTAGCGTCGCGGCAAGCACAAAAAAAGACTTGTTAAGTTTCTGGCACGCTTCTGCCACCTCTTCCAATTGGCTAACTGTCATGCTGTTAGCGTCGGCCTCGGTTAAATCGCTCATCAAAAACAAATCACCCAGCATCAAATCACCTACTGGTAATAAGGCTGCCAGTGGGTTTTCTACCGATGCATTGCTTTTGCCGTCCATCCATTGGTTTATTTGCTCAACCGTTAGCTCGTGCGCCGTTACCGCGACATTAGCCACGGTAACGGACACTTTTTTAGCCCCGTTACGCGACATACGCATACTTGAAGTACCTGCTAATACCTGCGCCTACTTTGGTGCTGTCTTCGGTGAGTTCACCGGCCACGGTTGGGGCGGCGTAGTCTTCACCAATAAAGGCTAAATCGGAAAATATGCTTGGTTTTACGATGAATAAATCCACCACGGTGGCTTTGCCGCTTTGCGCATCGTTAAGGCCTACAAAGGTTAGTTCGTATTCTTTGGCGCTATCGGTTAGCCCTTCTACCACGTGTGCTTCTGAGTAGCTGTAGCTAATGAGTGAGGCGGTTGCATCTGGTATTGTGCCACCTACCAATACTTTAATGCCTGCGGCGGTTACTTCGTAATCGGTGCCTTCGGTGTAGGTGGTGCCAGCAGGGTCACTGGTGACCACAACGGATGTGATATTAATTTGAGCGGTACGTGATAAACCACCGAGCGCTGAGGTGATTGACTCATCGGTCACGGTGCCCGATACGACGGTGTTTTGCGTGCCGTAGAGCATCATTTCGAGGTTGTCTTTTTCCAAGTCGTGCATGGTCATGCTCATGTTGACTTTATCCACACGGGTGGAGCTATTGGCGTTACCTTGTCCTGTCTTGCTGTTTTTAAGCGCCCTTTCCTGTGCTGTGGCAGATAGATTTAAGGCTGAACAGTTGCCTATTTCCCAGTTTTTTGAACCGCCTATTTCTTTGGCGAATACGCGGCCAAACCCAATATAACTGTAATCTTGCTTTGACATTATTTAGCCTCTTGAGTTGGTTTATCGCACACGCCATGCGCTTTTAGAAACGCGGCTTGGGTTTCGGTAACGGTTATTGCTGAACCCGGTGTTACTATTTTTCCTTTATGCGAATGAACGCCCCAAATGGTGACGTCTACTTGTTTTTGTTCTACTTTTTTCGCGGTCATATTTGATCCTTATGGGTTAATTTTGTTGTAAATGATATCTATGGTTATTCGGCTGGCAACAGATGGGTGGAACTGGTCACCATCCGGTTCGAACGGGGTTAATTCAACACGAATGTGATAACCCGATACGGTGTTTGGCTCGTGCCCGAAGGCCTGCAGGGCGGTGGTTAAGTCGTTTTCTAACGCTGCAAGTTGGCTGTAAGCATCGTGGGTTTGCTGCTCAGCTTCTCGCTCGGCGCTGTGCACCCAGCATTCAATATGCAGGGTTTGCTTGCCACGAATATGACGCACGAGGTTATCTGGCTGGGTTTTGCCGCGCAGTAAAACCAATGTTGTAGATTCATGCACGTCGGCACAATCGCCCAATTGAATAACCACATTACTGAAGGCGGCAACGTTGGTTAAATACGCTTCTAGCGCCACTATTAAGGTGTACCACATGTTATAAGCCCGCCTTTTTTAGGCCGGTTTTTACCGCTTTATTCGCCAAATAATTAAGGCGCTGTTGCGGCCAACCGGAATCGATAAGGGGTTGCACGAAGGGTTGAGGCTTGACGCCTTCTCGTGCAATTTTTTTTGCAATAGCCCATGCGACATTACGCACGTTACGATCACCGGTGGCAATTCGTTTGACTTTAACCCAATCCATTAAGCTTTGAAGCGGTGGTGCTTTACCCGGTTCACGGCCATTCTCAACAAAGGGCGCATAACCAACATGTGGCGCCACACGATAAGAAAAGGCATCAAGCCGATCTTGTTTAATGCTATTTGTTAACGTTGAAAATGCTTTGGGGGCTGCTTGTTTTAATTTACCAGTGGTCTCAATCGCGGTACGAAATACGGCTCTCGATACTTCCTTACCAACCTCTACCGGCGCCCGCTTCATAGCACGAACAAAGGCTTTATCATTAAACTCTAGGCTTATGCCGTCACTCATGCGATGGCCTCGTACATTCTGGTTAGTCTTTCTACCCACATGCTGGCCGTGGTAGATTTTGACTGGCTACCCATGCCCTTATGCAATTGCACGGGCTTAACTGTTCCACCGTTGGCTAACTCTGTCATGGCGTAAATAGCAGCGCGAAGCAGTAAAAGATGTTTATCGGCGGGTTGCACGGTTGTTTTTGCTGCATCGTCTGAGAGGGTATGGGCGGCGTAGTAAAAGTAGTAATAACTGCTACCAATGCAGCTTATTTGCGCGGCGGTTGGCGCTGGCTGCAGGTGTATGTTTAACACGCCACCAACTTCTATGGCGCCGATACGCGGCAAATGCAAAGGATAGTTTTTGTCCCACGGCCTAAATAGCCGGCGCTGTTCATGGCCCCAGTCAGAAAACTTGGGGGTAACAAACCCCTCAGGCGCTGGGTAGCTATGCTGGCCCGGCACAAGGGTAAGCGTTGCAGCCAATGTGCGCGGACGAACCCGCACTAAATCCAACGCAGCTAAATCTAAGTGGCGCTCAAGATCAACGGGTTTAAATTTATCGGCCGCATCGCACAACATTGATTGAAGTGCATCGGTTAAGCTCGATCGTGTCATGCTCATAAGCTCTCTCCGTTTTTAAATCGTGGCACGTAAATATCACCTCGGATTTGGTTAACGCTTTCTTCGAGTTTTGACATTTCTTTTTTTATCCCTTCTAGCTCAACAGCAATCACTTGCTGAGTGGCATAGACAGAGATAGCGCCTGTTAGGGCGGCAATCATCAATGCTTCTAAAATTCGTTGTGGTGACAATTTACTCTCCTGCCCTGTTGCCAACATAAAGGGAATAAGGTTCTCAAGCCCTTGGAGTGAAAACATCAGTGACAATACCCGTAAATGAAGTCGCGCCAATGCGCACCATCGGCTTGCATATGTGGCAGTTCTTTGAATGTTGTCCAGTTCCCCGCCCATTTCAAACCCAAATCTACGCCCATGTTTCCGTAATCAGTCCATAAGGCCAGGTCGGCATCATCGTTTGCGGTCCAAATGGCTTTTCCATCTCGTAGCGGCACTGCATCGAACGCTAATTTATAGTTATGTAAACTTTGGCCGGGACCCGCGCTGGTTAACACTCTTTTGCCTTTTTGTGGCCCCACTTCCATTAATATTTCAGCTAGATCAGGACGTTGATAATCATCAGCCAGTTCGTCGGCTTTATTCTGAATATCGGTGAGTGATCGACCATTTCGGTACAAACGCGCTTGCTCGTACACATCGCGTTCGGTGCAATAAATAAGTAAGTCAAGGCCGATAAATTCAGCCTCGCTTTCAAGAATAATTGCGCTAGATCGAATACGATCTTCTAAATCATCGAGTGATCTGCTGGCCATGCTTACGCGTCCGGATCTTTAATGATGGCATCGGCACGTGCTAACCTTTCGGCTGCTATGCCATTTAAAACGCCCACGCGCGAATTTTCTTCGGCATTTTCTAGGGCTTCAATTTCATCCAGCTGCTTATCACTTAGGCCTTTTAGGCCTTCAAGAACTTTAGGAACACTGTTGCCCAACAGATCCGGCACTGTTTGCTCAATAGGTTCAGGCTTTTTAGCTGTAGCCGGTGCATTAGCCACTAATCCCGGCATATGTGAGCTGTCTAAAATTTTGCTTTCACCGGGGGGGATAGCAACACCAGCAACGTACTGTGTTTCTTTTTCATTGTTTTTAACGACTATTTCAACCATTGTCTTATTCCTTTTTAATCTAAAAAAAGCCCCCTTTCAGGGGCTAAGAGGAGATGTTTCTATCGATCAACACGACCTGAGCCGCTGAACAACACCATGGAGGTATTGGCGCGTTTTAGTTGTGTTGGCGTGTGCAGAACTAAGAATTGATCGCCGTAGGCTTCTTTTTTGCCAGTAAAACGGCCATTGGCATCGCGTTGGTTTTCAAGCTCACCCATTGACCAGGGCTTCATCATGCGTAGGCGTGTTTGGCCACGTTCACCAATCACAATACGTTGATCACCCATCCATAAGCCGGGGGCTTTGGTTTTGAAGTTGGCCACGTCTTTAACACGGCCCAAGTTGCCATCTAGCTGCAGGTCTGTACCCGGGCGCTTATGGTTTGCGCCAAATTGCTCGGCTTGCTCAATCTGGTTCATGGTGGTGCCGCTCATTAAGCCGAAGTTGGCCATGTGATAGCGAGCATCTTCAATTTCACTTTTACGCAAGCCATAGCGGTATAGGAAGGTATCCCAATGCTCTTTAGGCTTCGCACCACCTAAATCTGTATTGAACGCGTACATGTTTGATACGTAGCTATAATCAACCAACAATGTGGCAGCGCCAGCCGGCGTTTGAACTGCACCTGTTTCATCAACAATGGTGATTTCGGCTAAGTTGTAATCAAGCGAGTAATAGTCACCGGCTGTTTGTTCGCCGGTACCGTCATATTCATCAATAGCGACGGCGTTATACGTAACCACCAGCGGGTTAATCGTGGCACCAACCGCATTACCTTGAAGATCGAAAATAGTTCGTGGACGCACCACTGGGAAGTGAGCTAATACAAATGTTGTTAATGCATTATCTGTTCTTGCACCAATATCTTCAGCCGCTACTGCAACAGCACCATATTCATCTGATGATCGTAAAATTTCGTTAAAGATCATGTGCTCCATGTCTTCTTGAATAATACGCGTCGCATTACGCTGGTTTTCTGCAACCGCCTCCCAGTTTAAAATGCCACTGCCGGTTAAATGGCGAAGTTCATCAGACACTTCAAAGGCGAGTTTTTGAGGGATGGGATAAGCTGTTTCAGATGTTTGGACAACACCACCACGGTTAATAGAACCGCCTTCGTAGACGCGGGTATTTTTACGCCCTGCTGCCGTTTGATCACGATAGCTGTACGGAATAAGAGCGCTGGAAGCAAATGGCAAGGTGCCTGAATCGACAAACTGCAAACCCACCAGGGCACTTAATGCTTCGCGAATAACTGAACGCTCAAAAATCGCAGGTACGGCCACATCCGACACAACACCATCACCACCGGCCAACATTTTATGCTCGCGGTGCAAATCTGCGCCGTGCTCTGCATCGTACATAGCCAGTGCTTTAGCCACTAAGGCTTTGTTTTCTGGCTGCAATGCGCCACCGGTGTTGGCATAGCGTCTCGCATCGGACATATCATGCAAGCCCAGTCGTTTATCAACGGCTTCTTGAAGCTGTTTAATTGAGTTGCTGTCATCAACGCTAATACGCGGGGAACCTTGAACCGAATAGCCCAAATTAGATAGATCAGCACTCACGGCCATACTATCGGCCATGCTTAATTGATGTTGCGCTAATGATTTAACTTGCGCCTCATCCATGCCTGCAGTAATTAAGTCTTGAGCTGATTTTAGCTTTGCCATGACCGGCTCACTTAGGGTTTTAAAGCCTTCGGATTCGTCAAGAATGCTATTAAATAACGTGATGTTAGTGTTTTTATCATCACTTAGTTTTTTAGATGCTGCAGCAATGTCTTTATCGCGCTGTACTAGCATTGCCGTAACATCATCTGCCGATAGCGTTTTAGCCGCAGCGGGTGCAATTGTTAAGGAAATATCCGTGTTACCTGCCGCCACTTGCTCTGATAGTTTCTTGCCGGTTTCTTCAAACTGGCTTTTTAATGCTTGTACTGCTAGCTCATCTTCACCCAGCGTTTTAGCGACGGTTTCAAACGTATCTAGCAATTGCTTAATCATCGGTTCGGAAAGCGTGTAGGCGCCCAGTGCTGCACCTAGTGCTGCGATAATTGCGGTTAAATTCATTGTGTTTTCCTCGGTTAGTGTTTTTAAAAGTTGGGGATGTATGTAAAGGGGTGTTGCTTCATCGGAGTGACCGGCGGACAGTCTCACGGCATCCAAGTGTTTGATAACAGGTCTCACGGTTAAACCTGCACCCACTAAAGTAGGCCCATGGCTTTCACCGGCTTCGTTATCTATATAGTTATCGTGAAAATCAGCAGACAAATACCTAAAGCCTCGATCGCGAACGGCCTCTAATCCAAATTTAGTCCACTCGACATCGGCTCGCAGGCGGTTACCAGAAACGGTTAAACTTAAAACCTTTGCCGCGGCACCGTCTGAATGCTTATGGGCAACATCAATAAACAGGTCTTGCCCAAACACGTTCTTTTTAAAGTTTTCAACCATGCTTAATAGCATTTCGCGGGTAATCGCAAACCGCCCATAACGAGGGTCGGTAAAAGAACCTGTACGAGTAAGCGTTATCGTGCTTGTTCGCTGCCCTTCTGAAAGAGCAATTTCACTTAAAAATCTGCGTTGTTCTAGACCCATATTTTTCCCATAAAAAAAGCCCAACTCCCTGTAAAGAAAGTTGAGCTTTTCGCTTTAGTTGCGCGTTATGCCTATTGATTGTTGTGCTTAATTATCCTGCTTAGGGCAAGCAAAAACAGGGTAAAGC